GTCATGAGCTCACCGTCAATCTGTGTGGCAGTTTTAGCCGCACCGCCCGACTGCATGAACATAGCACCCAAGCCAATCATTAGCTCAACTTTGTCCATCATAGCTTCACGCGCAAGCATATTAGGGCTCGCCTGAGCAAAACCGAATGTCTCGCCAGATGGAACGCCAATCAATCTACCTGAGCCGATATACATATTGTTTGACTGCATTAGCTCAATGGTTTCTTGGTTTAGCCCAGACATCCAAGGCTGAACCTGCCCGACTGTAAATACTGAGTCTTCGTAGATAGCTGAGTTATTGTAGTGACCTAAGTTTATCTTAGCCAAATCGTACATCGGCGGGTGGTCAACACTGGTAGTGTTCATTTCTGAGCCAACGAAAACAAACGGCAGATAGTCTAAAGTATTACCGAATCCATCGCGTGGGATAGTCTCGCTGTAAACGTAGTATTCATTGTGGTCATTCCTGCGCCACTCTCTCTGAACATATACGCCTTCTTCAAGCGCCAGTTCTATCCAGATTTCTTTTATCTCAAACTCGTAGCCGTCAGACTTTGGCTCGCTAACCGTAGAGGTTAATACGACAAGCGTAGGCATAACTTTTGAGCCGACTCGTTCTGTCTGCCAGTTAATAATCTGTCGGCAATCAAAGCGTGTGATAGTAGCGAAGATGTTTCCATTAAGAATATCAGCGCGTGATACTTCACCGTCTGTAGTCGGGAAATCTACCAATAAACCAGAACGACCAACACGGATAACGTCACGCATTACTTCCTGAGATTGTTGGTAGATAGATGCACCTGCGCCGTTTATATCCGTAGATACATACTCAAGCTCTTCAGGGACTTCTAGTGTTGGTGGTTTGGTAAACGATTTACCTACGAACCCACGACTTGTATATCCTGCGACTGCGGCGAATACACTGCGCTTGAAGAACTGCGAATTGCGCTCTACATTCTCAACGGATACGTCTTTAGGGTTTAGCTGAACCAAATATTTTTTGAGGTTAGTGGAATCGCAAATATCATTTACCAATTCCCACTTGTCTACATTGTCCCGATACTTCGGGTTCTTGAAGTCTATGCTCATCGTGCCATACCTATATCTGTGACCACGACAGGTCTGCTCAGCGACCATTTGCGGTTGATAAAATAACCTGCCGCGTCAACCCAGTCGTCTATAGCAGGATGTTCACTGAACTTTTCGGGCTGTCCTTTTACATAACCTTGCGATTCTAAAGCGTCAGTTAAGTTTGGACAGTTATCCGTATTCACTAGCCATCGGTCGTGCGATAGCAATCCGTTTACTGCGTTTATACGGTCTCTAACCATAGGATTCGCATTCGGACAGTCTACAGCGTAACCGTGCTGCCGTATTATATCAATATCTGACCCAGTTGCGTTAGTGCTACCAGACTTTCCACTAGCGTCAGGGTATACGGTTATTTTCCTACCTTGCTGCTCATATTTAGATAAACGCGCACAGAAATCTCTAGTGTCATGGCTAACAAACTCATCAACCGTAATCGGGTCTTTCCCATCTATAACGCTAACTATCGCGCAGCATCCACCAATATTGAAATCAACTCCGACATGGAGAAATTTGTCAGCGTCAGTAATCATGCGGTCTGTGTGGTGTTTTTCCCTAGCAAAGAAATGGTAAACCTTGTTAGCAGATAAACTTACAAACTCGCCTTTTAGAAATAAGTCGGCTAAAACTGGGTCATAGTTATCCCTTATCTGTTGGATATAACCGTCAGGCAAAAAAGGATTAGATGCTGTAGGCGAATTTATAACCTCGTAGCCATCTTGCAATGACTTTACCCACTTTTGATATACGAACCCGCTGTAGCCTTGGTCTGGTGTAGTAACGCAGCCGATTGTATTACCCGCAGGATGCTTGCACTTTTGCCGATTACGTTCACTTATCTTTCGCCACACTAGCGCAGCTTTATCTTTAGGCAGAGTGTCTAGCTCATCTACAATGCTGTGCGCTACTTCATAGGCAACGATTCTTTCTGGTCGGTCATAACTACGCAGGATAATCATACCGTAGCCGTGAATCTGCACTGTGTACTCAGAGCGGTTAGTTTTAAACGGCAGTCCTAACTTTTCTAATTCTTCTTCAAGTCCAGACAATGCGCGTAACCTAAGCAAATCATAGGTCGGCATATAATACGCGCCGTTGATAGTAGGGTCTTGAACCATCAGGCAGATAAGCCTAGATATTCCCGCTACTGTCTTTCCGCTACCAAGCCCACCGACTAGCGCAGGGTACTTAGCTTCGGAGCAAAGAAACTCTTCTTGTGGTTCAGTCAGGCTTAGTTGCACGAATAATCTGTATTTTATTAATTGATTCGGCAGTTATGTTTGTTGTGTCTTGCTCTTTCCAACCCGCTTGAGTCTTGAGATAGAAAATAGCGGCAGTTGTGTTGCCATTCTGCGCTTGGTTAACAAGATTACTAGCCACACTTGCTATAGCCCTGCCCCTGCCTTTTTTATAGGCATCAGAAACCTCAGGCTGACGCTCTTCTACAGCGCGAAATGTAGTCTCCGATATACCTAAGTAATCAGATAGCTGTGATTTTGTTAATACTGCGGCGAGTTTCTCTACCAAGTTAATTTGGTCTTGGTCGAATTCTGTAGCGGGTCTTCCACCGCCGTCACCTTGATTACCCACTTTCATTGACTATCCTTATTGCTTTCAAAAGCATTCTCAAAAAATAAAACAATATCTTTTTCAAGATTTAATCTTTGATTTATAGCGTCAATCTTCCACTTCATTTGCAGACTCATCAATTTTTCATAGTTATCAGCAGAATAATTGTTTAAATCTTCATTACAAGAAACAATAAAAGGCTCATATCCAACAAGACCTGCCTTTTTTATATTTGGCAAACAGTTTATGTCAAACAGAGTTACTACATTGCTTCCAATGTTTTCGTAGAATCTATTGGATAAATTATTAAATCTTGTATGAGTTGAAACATCCTCAATATATAAGCTAAACCTAAAGAGACTCAAATCCCCTCTGCTAATGTCCAATTCTTTGATTAAGGGCGAAGTGCTGCCATCTTTTTTAAATTCAATAGAGTTTTTATTCTTACAAGAAAGATAAATATTCTTTTTTAAATATATACCATGATATTTTTTCCTATCTGGTCTATGAGTTCCAAAGTAAATATGGTCATACTTTTTTTCTTTAACAGTCTGAAACTCATTGAAAAGTATAAGATTTAAATTTTTTGTTACCTTGTTTTTAACAGATTTGAATTTATTAATAAAATCATAATTAGCTAAAATATACGATGGTTTTTCCTTTAATTGATTATTAAAAAAAGAGTTTGGAGCTACATCGTATTCGTTGGCAATCCATATATAAGGCGAATTATTGTTAGCAAACAATGCTTTTAATTTTTTATGAGGTCTAAAAAAAGCAGAACCGTAATGTGATATTAGAAGGTCATACTTAACGCTAGGATTGATTCTTTCTTGAGTATTAGAATAGAAAACATCAACTTTATGTCCTTTATCTTCTAAGACTTTATTAATCCATATAGCGTTTTTTATGTAAGCAGATATGGTATTTCCCGTAGGATGTGGTATCTGACAAAAAATTCTCATCTTTTAACCATTAGTTTTTCAAATTCTTTATAGGCAATTTCGGTTTTCTCTGAACGCAAAAAGCCCTGAAGTTGCTCCATTTCCTCAATAGTTTCGCATTTAATCAAAAAGTTTTGATTTTCTTTATATGTTTCCTCTGTGATATCTATATCAAGGTCATCATCACTGTTAAGCATATAGGCTAATTCATCAACATTAAAACCTATCAAACTTATATCAAAATCTAGCATTTGCAGGGTTTCTATCTCCTGATTTAGCATCTCTTCGTCCCATGCAGCATTTAGTGCTAGTTTGTTATCAGCAATAACGTATGCCTGACGTTGCTCGTCTGTAAGACCAGTTAATCGAATAGATGGAACTTTACTAAGCGAAAGAAAGTCTGCTGCTAGCAGTCTGCCATGACCTGCTATCACCGTGTTCTGTTCGTCAATAAGAATAGGATTGGTAAAGCCGAATTCGCTAATAGAGGCAGCGATTTGCTTTATTTGCGACTCAGAGTGAGTGCGTGAATTGTTGATATACGGTATCAAGTCGTCCGTAGCGACATATTCAATCTTTAACACATTCACCCCCAGTGATTGCTTTTAGCCTCAAGCTAGGGGTGAATGGTAACACTTTTTTTAAAAAACGCTAGCCCATGGAATAAACTGCGTATGTAGACTTAGCATTGGTCACAATATCTGTTTTTATCGCGTAGCCTTTGGCGCGCAAATTATAAACAATAGCCGCTAGTCGCGTGATGTTGTACTTGCTGAAGGCTTGCATTGAGCTAATTTTCTTATAGCGTTTGATATGGTTTAAGACTTTAATTTCCTGACTCATACGTTTCTCCTAGTTGGGGTCGCTGTTAATTTTTAATACCGCCCCTTGATTAATAAAAAATATGCCTACCTATCTTGCGTCTAACATCCAAGCCTTCCGACCAGTACGGCTTAACATCGTCACGATGGTAGAACACAGCGCCACCAGTAACATCAACTAAGGTTGTCTCAGCGTGGATAGCGATTGATAGTGCCAAGGTATAAGCCTCGTCATCGTCAATCGTTTCTGGCTTGCCATCGCACCAGTATGAAAAGTGGCATTGATGGCGAATAGGGTGACCTGCCCAATACTTAGCTTGCTTTGTAACTTCGCAGGGAGTGTTGGGGTAGTCAGGGGAGTGGACTCTATTGATTATCGTATTGGCTACGGCTACCTGTCCCTCTAAAGGCTCTGAGCGAGCTTCGAAGTAGATAGCCATAGCAATACAAGCAACTGAGGTAATCATAAGCAGTGGTGCGCGCTAATGATTGATGACTCGTAGCCCATAATGGTTTCGTAGGCTACGGCGCGTAATCGTTGGAGCGTAAACTTCTGAATCTCTTTAGCTGTGGAAAGGTATTGAAAGTCGGCTAAGTCGTAGATAAGAGCGTCAAACTTGTCTATATCATCGCCTATGGCAACCTCTAGCAAGTCTGGTTGAATGGTTCGCAAGTGTCGCCAAACGATGTCTAGCACTAACTCTGTGGGCTGAACCTTCTCATCTGTTATCAGTTCAGGCATATTCTCTAGCAGGATTTTAGTAATTGCTGCGCTCATTATTTGCACTCCTTGAAAGTATTTTTGTAATCAGGCCACCCGAAGTCGCCATCTGTATCTATCCACAATTGATGCATTTCGCAGTAAGTATCACCCTCTATCTGCTGCAATTCTAGGTCTGTCTCGCTTAAAAGAACACCGATAGAACTGGCTAACGAAGCGAGTGCTATCACTATAACACCTGTGGCTAGTATGTTCTTCACGATACGAACTCCAACTGGATATTTCTAACAATGAATTCGTCTATAGAGCCTGAGTAAATTGTCTTCCAATAAGATTGAAAACCGTCTTGCTCTGTAAATGAGCTAATGCGTTCATCAACTCGCACATCTTTGCGGTCTATTGTGTAGCGATACTCAGTATCACCGTGGGCTTGATGGCTGCGCGTAATCTCTGCGCGACTATTGGCTGCAATGAATGCTTCTAAGATTGGGCGGCGGTCTGTCTTGGCGATAAAGAGCGCTTTTCTGAAATACTCTGCTGCGCCCATCGGGTAGCCATCGTGGTGGATATAAACGCAGACATCTTCCGCTGCCATTGAGTTGTTGGTAAATAGGTAAGTTGCTCGTGTGCTCATAATGCTGCTCCTTGATGCCCCCTAAGGGGCGCGTTATTATTAAATTGAAAGTTCACCTTCAGATATAAGAGCTTCTAAGTAAAAAACTGCTTGTTGGCGAGTGTCTAGCCATCTTCCAATGCGTTTACCTGTTTCGATATTGGTAATATTCCACTCGGTTGAGCCTTTCCATACTTCAATATGTTCCGCGCCTTTAACTACCCATTCAGCTGCGGTATTTCCCATACCGTTGCCTAACCATGCTGCGTTTTGTTTTTTAGTTAGCTTAATCATGTTGTTCTCCTTAGTAAGTAAAGCTATTAAACAACAACACAGTTAT